AGTATACTCAGTACCTGATGCGCTTTCTGATAATTGTGCATTAAGTGTAATTTCTTCCCATGAAGTATTACGATACACTTTCAGAACGTTATTTGATGTATCATACCACAAGTCACCTTCATCTAAGTTTGAATCACTTGATGAGGGAGCCGCAGCTTGTACAAAATGGTTGTCAGCAAGCTCTTCTAAAGCTTCTTGAACTGTTGTTGCTGATAAAGTGCCTACAGGTGTAAACGAAATTTCATCAGCGTCTATATCTCCTAAATTAAGAATCGCAGTTGTTGTTACTACTACTTGATCTTCTGTGATGGTAGTATCATAGCCTACAATTTCTTCTACTGTTACTTGAACTGCCATGACTATAACCCCGCACTAATTGTTGCTCTTCCTTGTAGTAGTCTTGTAATAACATCTGCTGGACTTATCATATCTAAATCCCATACATACTCAATATTTGGATCAAAATCTGCTGTTTGAGCTGCAGTTAAAGAAAGTCTTACTTTACCTGTAGCAGGTGAAGTTATTGAATATGACATTGTAACTGGGTTTTCGTCATAATATGATTTAGCAATCTTAGGCGAAAAAGTATAGTTTGTAATATCTAAATCTGTACCAGAGTTGTCACTATCAATAGACAGGTTTAACTGCCATGTAGAACCCTGCTCAATAGTAAGATTGTATACGCCTGCTGCCATAATAAAATGCCCTAAATAAAACTTTGTACAATTCGATGTTTACTCGAACTACGAATAATCTGTTGTAAAGGTTCTGTACAAGTATTTTTTATACAACCTTTCTTATACTCATATTATATCAAAGATGAGGAAAAAAGTCAACCCGTAAATTTTTTAACCCTTTTTGAGTTGCTCAATCTCTTGTGCTTGCTCGTCAACCAAGTCTTTTAGCTCTTTGATTGCTTCAATATAAAGTGAATGTAATGCATTGTAGTTTACTGATTTATGCTCAGGAGTAGTACCAAGAGCACTTACTTCTTTTACTGCCTCTGGCATAACATCTTCTACATTTTGTGCAATTACACCTGCTGAGCGTGTACCATCTTTTTTCCATGTAAACTCAACACCTTGTAATCTGTATACTTTATCTAAAGCATCCCCAACTGTATGTATCCCAGTTTTGAGTTTTTCATCTGAAGAAGTTGTTGTGGAAAATGCAATAACATCACCGTCAGCGTGGAAGTCTCCATCCGCTTCAAATCTAAACTCGTTTGAACCGTTTAGTGTTACATCCATTTGAGTGTTACCAGTAAAAGAAATATAGTCTGTTGAATCTAGGCCAATATTGCTTGAAGCATATAACGTACCAGTAATATCTAATCCACCACTTCCAAGAGATGCAACTGTTGTATCTGCTACTTGTAAAAGTAAAGAACCTGTGCCATTATCATTAATAATACTATTAGTTCCATTATGATAAATCTCTAAATCATCTCCAGTACCTACAGAAATTACGTCATCGTCGTTTAGCTGAATACCGCCATTAAATACTGCTTGAGCAGTACAAGTTAAAATACCAGTAACTGCTAAATTTCCTGAAGAATCTAAAGCGATGTCTACCATTGTAGCATCTGCATCAGTAGCTACTTGCAGTTTATTATTTGCTGTATCATAAAATAGCTGACCAGCAACAGTACTACCTGTGCCTGATGGAGCAGTTGAATTACTATTACTGCTTCGAATAGCAGATAGTGCGTTATTAATATCCGAACGTGTTGACGGAAAAGATTGGTTTGCTATACTATAATCATGTGTTGCCATATTTAATATCCTACGCTTATCCAGTTAAATGTCTCTTGAGACGCCTGGCTTGTACTATTATCATAAAAAGTTACTGTAAATCCTTCATTATCACTACTTGAAATTTGATGATAAATATTATTATCGTCAGTAGTAGTAAGAGTGATGCCTACAGTAGGTGTTGTTTTAAATGGTGTAGTGTAAGTAATTACTTTTGTACCATTATTTGTTCCAGAATCTGTAGTAACGCCATAAGCACGCTTAACAGTATCCGGCATATCAATTGTTACGCTTAACCCAGTTACTCGTATATTTTGAGTTACTGTATCCGCGGTTAATTTAAGTCTAAATTCAAATGCTCTAGCAGTATAGTCACCGATAAACAATTTAGTCCAGTCTGACCAAGTTGCACCAGAAGATGCTGGATCATCTGTTGTAGTTCTTACTTCAAGTTGAGCATTCGTAGAAGAAATATCACTTCCATCAAATAAACCTGTTCTACTATCAAATAATCCCGTTGTTACATCAAATAACTCATTATTATCAAAAGAATCTGTTTTATAGTCTGCTATAACACGAGAAGTATAAGTTGTTCCTAAATCAATACTATCATCTGTAAAATAATAATATCCAGTTGAAGATACATCTCCTTCTATTCTATAACCGTCTTGGTCACTAGTAAAAATATTACTTGAAAGAGTTAACTCTGTAGAACTATCGACTGAAACAACTGAGGTATTGTTATCAATAGTAGTATTCACTACTAATCTATTTAACATTGTACTGTCAAACGAAGCACCAGTATCTCTTAATTTATTATCTGCTGATATAATTTGAATACTATAAGAATCTCCATCACGATGCTCAAATATTGGATCTGTAAGAGTTAGTTCTTTAGTACTAACAAATGCACTTACTGTAGTGCTAGTGCTTTGAGTAGTATTATAAATAGTTTTACCTACTACACTTGAATCAAAGGTTGCAGAACTATCAAATATTTGATTTGGCCCCCATTCGATATGATAATCTAAATTGTGTCCATCTTCAAACAAATCTGAATCTAAAGTACACTCTGTACCGTTTGAGTCTACTGCTGTTATAATTGCTTCGGAATCATCGTCTAGTCTTACAGTTCTTCCAACTAACGAAACACTAGCAGTTGTAAAATCTACAGTTAAGTCTCTTAATATATTTGGTTGTACTTCAAAACGATACTGTTCATTTCCCCCTTGAAATATATCTGCATCTAAAGTTAGTGTTGTTGAATTATCTAAAGCAGTTACTGTTGCTGTAACATCGTCATCTACGTTTCTTACTATATAACCAACTAGACTAGAAGTAAACGTTGCATTTTCATCTACTAACTTATTTGTAGTGTGAACAGTATCATCAAAGTTACCCGTTCTATCGTCAAAGTCTCCAGTAGCACTATCAAATATATTTGCCGCTACGTAATCTGTTCCTCCGCTATCTGTGATTGAATTCTGTGTACTATCGTATGTGTCAATAATATCTTTATTTGTACCAGTAAATAAATATAAATCATGTGTTCCAGTTGCTAAAGTTTCTGTTGATAATTCAATTGCTTGATTATCGCTATCGTAACTAATATTTGTAGTATTTGAATCGTTTACTCCAGTATTTGACGTATCATTGCCAAAATTAGGATGTTGAGTCGAAGTATATACTGCATTCAAGTTAAGAATATCAGCAAAATTAGTATTAATTGCAATTGCATTAATAGACTCATTACCAGAAGAATCAACTGCTTTTAATAAATATCTACCAGAAAGCAATGGGGCTAAATAAGAAGATGTATTGCCAGGTATATACCGAGTAATATCAGTAGAAGAACCCCAGTTTGCTGTTGTATCACTCGTATATCTTAACCAATAGTTACCCCCATGAATTACATCTAAGTCAGATACTTGGTCCCAAGTTAAAAACGCTTTTGAACCTTGTATTACTAATTGAAAATTTGTAACATCTTCTGGAGGAGTAGTTTTGCCCGTAACTTCTACATCACTTAACTCTGCCCACCCTGAATATAAATTTCCCATTAGAATATTCTCCTAGTCTTCACTCTAAATGTATAAGTCCCTGCGGGCGCATCATCAATAGTAACACTATTACTCATAACTGTGCCCAAGCTTATCCAATTACTAACATTTGTTCCTGTTCTTTTGTATTCTACATAATAACCACCTGAGTATGGGTAGTTAATAGCAGTACCTGTAGTATAAGGTACTTGCCAAGAAAATGTAACTCTATTTTTAATATTATTTGTAGAGTCTACATACAATTCTTCTTCAATACCTAAGTCTCTTGGTTTTGGTACTGGGTCGCTTGGATTTGGTAAAGCACTTGTATCTTTGTCTGAAAAATCAATGTTACTTTCAATAACATCATATTTCTGATCATAGTGCTTAAGTCCAGATATTTCATAAGTATTCTTATCTTTCTCTCGAATAGTTAAACACTTAAATTTCTGTGCTGCAACGGTTGCTCCATTTGAATCATATTCTTCTAGCATCCACATGATTCCAGTTGCAGGTGCACTTTCAAAAGCACTTGTGACAGTTAAAGATGTAACAGATTCTGTAGTTGTTACAGTAGATACTGTTTGCTTTTCTGTCCAAACATATGGAGCCCAGTTTTTATCTGCGTTAATACAAGCTTCTTGACTTGTCTCACTGCTCTTTGAACCATCACTATTAATACATGCTTGCTCAGTATGTAGAATAGTTAAATAATATATTTTACCTGCTGTAACGGGGGTAGGATTGTCTAAATTAATAGTAGTAGTTGTACTACCAGAAGCAATTCTTCCTCCATATCTTACACCTGCTCTAAATGAGTCAGATACATAAAAATTATCTCCAGGCCTTAGTGAAACACCATCCATTCCTGTTGTAAATGATACAGTCTCAGTTTCATATCTTTCAGTATATAATAACCATTTTCCAACTCTGCGCGCTTGGGCTTGAGAAGTACAGCCTACTGCTGTTATATCTGTAGAAAAGATTTGGTTATTTGCATTTGTAATTCCTTGTGAATCTTCAACATATTCTACATGCTGACGATAAAAGTCGTCTGGATTATTCCAAGTAACATATGCTACATTGTGTCTTTGTTTACGGCTTGAGCCTTCATATGTAAACTGTCCGTCAATTACATTTGAATCACTAAATGTCATGACTGGATCACGAGGTGAGTCTTGAACTGCTGTGATTGCTCCCTCTTGCCAGTATAACATACCTCTAAAGATAGAAGCAATATCGTTTAATATTTTGTATGCTTCCTCTCTTGATTGTAAGTATATATTACACGCAAATCTTGCTTCTTTATATCCCCAACCATCATCCACTCCAACAAAGTTTCCAGAGGAGTCTACGGCATCACAATACTTTGCAATTTCATATAAAGACCATTTATCTAATTGATTTTCAGTTAGCCATTTACCAAGTCCATATCTTTCATCAGTACATAAATCATAAAGTATCCACGCAGGATTACATGTCCATGCTGTTGTAAATGTACCATCCCAGTCTCCGCTATATAGGTTGTCACCTACAGCAGTACCAGTCCAAGTTCCTCCTGCAGCTATACATCTATCTTTTCTGCGATAACTTGCAAGACTACAAGTTCCTGCATCATAAGCTGTGTAGTTGCTTGGAACTTTAACTTTGACACCTTTGATTTCGTAACCTCTTGTTGGTATCGAGTCAAACTGTTGAGCATCGAATTGTGTACCAACTAAAGCACTGTTGGGATAACTAAGTTTATTATCAATTACATTTGTATAGTAATCCCATAGTAATGTATTTTCATTTGTTGATTGAGTAGAATCATCAGTTAATCTACTAACTCTTATATTAATAGTGCTGAAACCAGCTGTCTTAAAACTTGCAGGTATATCAAAACGATAAGTTCTAGCGTACTTTTTATTTGTTTTACCTTCAAATGAGCTGCTCAATACAGTAGTATAGTTAGCGTTATCATAACCTAACTCTATTTTAAATGATACTGAATTTCCTACAATATCTCCATTGTCTTTTAATAGTCTAAGACTTGGAACTGATAGTGTAACTCTTACAGCATCTGTATCACTTGAACTAATTGTTTTAGTATACGGACTTTGTGATTTTAAAATTTCTCCAGAACCAGAAAGCTGACTTGTAGGCTGTGCAAATCCTGGAATGTAAGATTGTCCATCTGTTCCTACACGGCTAATATAGCCAGGGCTTGATAATCCACTAAAGTTCCAGTTTCCTGAGTTGTCCATCATTGGAACTTCGTCTAAGAATACTGACTTTGCTCCATTTACTAAGCCTGAAATCTCTCCTTCAGATACTAAGTCTAATACTCTTGCTTTTGCTGTAGAAAATAATGTGTTATCAGCTTCTACCGGCTTGTGACCGCCACCACCGCCTTTACCCCCGCCTTTAGAACCGCGTATCCAATCTATCTCATTCATGGTGTATAATCCTCCGCCTGAATACCAGCACTAATTACTGCGCCTCCAACTATTAGTTTACCATAACAAACAGGTACTGCAACTCCTTGTGATGTTGTGTTTACAGGACCATTAAATGAATAATTCTCTTGTTCTTCTACCTTTTTTGGTGAAGTAGGTGTAGGAGTTAACATTGCTCCTATTCCGCTTAAAATGAGTGAACCTGCAAACTTTACTGCTAAAGACCCAGCGGTGCCTAATTGAGATACTCCCACAGCAATAGCATCTCCAGCTCCAAAGACTCCGCTGGCACCTCCTGCATAAGATGCTCCATACAATCCAACACCGGTCATAATTGCAGCTCCAATTAAAACCATTGTTAGACCTTTATTTTTTGCTCCCATTACAACTGGTACTATTTTAATTTCTTTTTTACCAGTAGGAAGTTCGCACCCTTTATAATCTTTTACGTACTCATCACCTACTAATACTTGATATCCAATTCCTCTTTCATGAGAAGTCATAAATTCTTTACGAAAGTCAGGTCTATTTGCAGCAATTGCTCTTGTAGCTTCTTGAACAGAATTTACATCTAAATTCCACTCTTTTCCAAAGCGCTCTCCTAACTTACCATATAGTTTGACTTTCTTTAACATAATGATTTGTGCCTTAATATATGCGTGGTATGTTTTCTCCAGTACCCGCCGTATGGTTCTCTATTTGAGAGTCTGCCATGTACATGATGTAAAATTTGATTATTTCCAAGATAAATTGCCGCATGGTTTGGTACAGGTGAAACTAATTTTATCAAAAATACATCATATTTTTTAATATCATCTACTTTGATAAAACCTTGTTCTTCATAGTTATCTAAATATCTATTCTCTCCTGAATCCCACCATCCGTCTTGACCTGAAAAACATTCAAAATTAATTTTTAATTCTTTTTTGTAATAATCTCTTACTAAGGTACAACAATCTAAAGTTCCATAACTAAATTGTCTTCCTACTAATGGTGCTTCATATCCTAAGGGCTCCCAGCTATATAATTCTTCTGAAGGCCAGCTCATTATGTGCCAAGGTAATCCAGAAGCTTCACATGCAATTTTATCTGCTTCTGACGGTTTTGGATTAAAGTTAGGATGTGAATGACATATTGCTATTATCTTTCCCGTATCCTCTGCATCCGCGTAACTTTGAGGATCAATAATAAAATCATCTTCAGGAGTGTTTGATATATTTCTTGCTGGAAAATATCTTTCTCTGCTTTTATCTCCTGCTGCTAATATGAACCCACATGCTTCTTTTGGATATTCTGCTTTTACGTGTTCTTTAAACTTGTTTAAAACGTACTTCTTCATCGGCTACTACCGCTTTTGTTTCCAGCACCCGGAAAGCCTCCAAAAGGTATTTCCGTACCATCGCCTGGAAAACGTTTTTCACAAGCTTTAAAGGTCTTAGCACAAACATCGTCGTCTGCACTAGATACTGGATTATTATCTATATCAAAGTAGTTAGTACCCGTATAACTACATCCATCGCCACTTCTATACTTCCAAGGGCATCCATTTGCAACAACTGCTCTTCCTGGTAGTTTTACTCCTGCTACATCATGTGCCGCAGATAGTTCAAATTGAACATATGTATTATTTTCTACAGCCTTTCTATCAATATACCATATCTCATCAGAAAAATCAGCATCAGCATCGGCTGTTGAATTTAGATACCATATACCTCCGGCTGCTTCACAAGTGCTTTCAGTATATGCTGTCCAAGTACCTGCTCCCCCATTTTTTGTGCTGTCTAAACAATCTGATTTACTGGTGCTTGCTTCTGAGCCTCCTTCACCAGTACATACTCCACCTAAGTTCGATCCTGAAATATAGCAATGAGAATCTAAGTATTTTGCAAAAGTTCTTTTTCTTGTTACTTTTGCTCCAACCATATCATCATAACTACCAATTAAACTTGATATTAAACTTGTTACGTTTGCTACTGTTAGTGTAGGTCGAGGTATTGATCCTTTACCTGCAAATTCAAAACCTTGTGCTTCAATTGGATAAGAAGTATAAACATTCCCCTGCCACACTATTTGGTGTATATGTTCATCAACTCCAGAATGCCATCTATATATTTCTGTAGATGTAGGGGCAATACCTGTAGATAAGTCAAGTTCAAATAACTCAAGTATCTCTCCAGGTTCAAAACTATGAGCAGATGCAATTATATCTGACATTTATTACTCCTATGGTTCAAAAACTCTTCTGAATTTAGCGCTTATTGTTTGTATACCATTTTGTGGATATGTTGCATTCCACTCTTGGCATATATACTTCTGCTTAGGATAGATAGTATAAGACTCTCCAGATGCCATAATATTACTATCTAAAGTTAATTGTGTTCCACTATCTACTGCAGTAACTGTCGCTGTTGTGCTGTCTGTAGTATTTGATACAGTTGCATTTAAATAACGATTTGTAAAGTATTGAGTGCTATCAATTAATTTACCTGTAGCATCTGAAGTAGTTGTACTTGAAATTTCATAACCTACTGGATACCAATCAAAAGCTGTTTTACCTTGTAAGTCTTCAAAAAACTTTACTATCTTATTGCCATCAGCAGTACTGCGATTTGTCCATTTTAAATCCCATTCTTCTTCTTCAACATGAATACCAGCACTTACACGCTGCTCATACCCATCTCCGTATTTAGCAACTAGAGTACGAGGCTTTTGTTTTGCACTCATGCCTTTATCTGGGTTTATATTTACATCACTATTAAAGTCTGCCATAATTAATAACTACTTAGTAGCCCTCCAGGTCTTTGTTGCATTATAATCTCTTCTTGAACAGCTTGAGAAATACGGTAACCAAGTTCTTTACCAGCTGCTCCATCTGTAGTAGCCTTAGCTTGGCCATTAGAATCAATTGATACATTAACTGAAACATTGTTTACGTTTCCTCCGCCAGTATTTCCAATTACTGGAATTGATTTTCCATCTGGTAAAGGTACGATTGCTTCATTATACTTACCCTCTCCAACCATTCCTAAATGAGGTTGTGTAGCAATACCACCATTAGCGTACATTTTGAAACCGCCTTTTGCAATACCACCGTTAGCAAATGGAAGCATACTAAATGCTTCACTAATAAAACTTGCGTCTGTAATTTTTCCTAAACCATTTTGAAATCTTAACTCATTCAATATCTCATTCTGTA